AATCAGGTGGCGGAAATACTAAGATTTCCTTTACTAATCAAAAGAAGGGTAAGACATCAATTGGTGGTAGTGCCTCTTCGATAAAGTTTTCAACCATGAATAAGCGTAAACGTGCTAACTATAAAGCATACAGAGGACAAGGTAGGTAATTGGCAAATCCGTTTCAGAGACTTCGCGCCCAAGCAGGTGATGGACAAAAGTCCATGGATTGGTACATGCGAAATGTTAAGAATCTCGTGGGCGCGAGGTTGTCTCAGAACAGCGTAATGAAATCTGATATTGGTGAATTAAACTCCAATATCGAGATTGGTTCGATGTATATGTATTTCTACGATCCAAAGTTGAAGGAAGAACTTCCTTTCTACGACACCTTTCCATTGGTATTACCATTTGGTCCAGCAAAAGGTGGATTCTATGGAATCAATTTACATTATCTGCCTTACATGTTACGGGCACAAGTTCTTGGTGAGTTGTTAGACTACAAAACAACCAAGACATATTCTGAAACAACCAAGTTGCGTATGTCATACAATCTGTTAAATAATTTGAAGAACGCGAATGAAGTCAAACCATGTATCAAACATTACCTGACCAATCATGTTAACTCGCAATTCTTAAAAGTCAATCCTGAAGACTGGCAGGCAGCAATATTCTTACCGATCGAGAACTTTGTGGGCGCCACAAAAGAACAAGTATTCAGAGATTCTAGGAGCAAATTCTAATGGCGAGACCAACGTTTCATAACATCAACGATTTTTTATCTCAGATTAGAAAAACTGATTTTGCAAGATCAAATCGATTTGAAGCATTCTTTTTACCGCCTCCTTTTATGAATGATCATCAAACAAGTCAAGGATCATCACCAAAATTAATTTCTATGATGGTTGAAGATGCAATGTTCCCAGGATTGTTGGTTGGAACTAGACCATTTAGAATAAACAACCTAAATGAACAACGTGCAAATGTTATTGATTTTGGTGGAGATTCTATTTCGTTTACGTTTTTGTGCGATACATCCTGGACAGCAAAAGATTTCTTCGGAGACTGGATGCGCAAAATTATCAATCCATACTCGAGGTATGTAAGTTACCCCGAAGAGTATTATTCAGAAATTGATTTAGTATCTCTGAATAATGAAGACAAGGTTATTGCTCATTGGAGAATTTATGATGCGTTTCCAAGATCAATCGCACCAATAACTGCTTCCTCAACCAATTCAGAAGTTCTCAGAATGCCTGTGACTTTTGCATATAAGAGATGGGAAGTCATAAGCGCATATACACCAGAGGGTGAAGAATATAAAAATCGGGCGGATGGTCCCCAAACAATTTAAATGAATTAAATTAATTTTTTGGAGTAAATTATGACATTACCTATATTATCAGTACCAACATTTGATGTTGATGTGTTTTCGACCAAACAAAAGGTAAAGATGAGACCATTTTTGGTCAAAGAAGAGAAGATTCTAATTTTAGCAGCAGAGTCACAAGAAAGATCGGATATGGTCAGAGCAATGCAGCAAGTTGTGCAGTCTTGTTCAAATGGTAACCTTGATGCTGAGAAATTACCATTCTTTGATTTACAAAATATTTTTATCAGATTGAGATCGCAGTCTATTGGAAAGGATTCTGAGTTCAATCTAATTTGTGGAGAATGTGGTCATAAGACTGCAACTACACTTGACCTCGATGATATTCAATTACGAACAAATCCAGATCACAGTAATAAGATTATGATTGATAGTGATATTGGTGTCATAATGAAGTATCCCACAGCAGAAATATTATCAAGCGAGGATATGCCAATGTTTGATTTGGTGGTTTCGTGTATAGATAAGATCTTCACAAAAGAGGAAGTTCATAATGCTTCGGAAGAGGGATATGAAGAAGTTGCGAAGTTTATTGATGGATTAACAAACGAGCAATTCGAAAAGATCGTTGAATTTTTCTTGACTTCTCCAAAAATTTTTCATAACATTGATTATGTTTGCCCAAAATGCCAAACAGAAAACAGTGTAGTTGTGGATGGTGTTGAAAATTTTTTCGGATAACCCTTTCTCATGACAACTTGATGAATTTCTACAAAGTTAATTTCATTTTGATGCACGAGCATAAATATAGTTTAACTGAGTTAGAAAATATGATACCGTGGGAGAGGGAAGTTTACATTGGGATGTTACTAACACATCTCAAAAAGAAAGCAGAGAATCAGGACTAATGAACGATTTAGACGAAGTTACTGGGCCAAAAAACGACAAAGGAACTGCTGGTTCAGGTCTGGGGCAAGGACGCACAATCGCTCAATCTGGTTCTGCGCCAAAAAGAGGCATTGGCAAGGAAGAACAACTTGCTAAGATTTCTGCTGCAGTAAACACAGCATCAACTTCGGAAGCAAATCCTTCTGCGACACAATCTATGATATCGACTTTCAGTAAGAATTTTCGTGACGTCGCTCTTGACATTGTTGGTAAAATGGATGAAGACCAAGAAGATTTGGTCAAAAAAATGGTGGAGGAAATAACAAAACTCCAGACTAAAAACATGAGCGAATTTGAAAAAGCGATTGGTAAAATCGTTGGTCTCGCAGACAAAATGGTGGAATCAAACAATCCTAAATTACAAGCACTTGGTTCCAGTATGCAGGACCAAGCGAAAGAAGAATTGTTTAAAGCAAAAGGTATTACTCTTACTGGCGAGAAAGATACATTCTTAAACAGAATGGGAAGAGAAGTCGGGTTTGATACTGATAAAGAACCAGTTAAGAAAAACGTACGAGGTATCGCAAAGGTTGCCAAAGGATTTATATCTAGTAGCGCATCTGGTTTTGCTTCGGGTCTTAAAGAAAGTTTCAGACCCGAAGGTGGAATGCTTGATAGAGTATTAACCACTGACGAAGATAAACGCCAACGCGAATTGGCGAAACTGCAAGAAAACGCAAATGAATCTGGTACTGAATCTCTTGCAGACATGTTCAAAAAAGTTATTGAAGAAATATTAGATCAAGGTAAGAAACCAGGAAAACAAGAGTTTAAACCTATTGATAAATTATCTGATTTGACAGATGATCAAATTAAATCTCTAGAAAAACAAGGAATTGCTCCTGCTTCCGACCAAGATTTTTCATATAGAAAAGACGGTAAACCAGTCAGTAAAGATGAAATTAATAAAGCATTAGAACCATCCTCGAGCGAAAAGCAAGAAGATTCTGCTGGAATTTCGGCAGATAATACTCTAGCAGGAATGGCGGCAGTTGGCGCTGCATTAACTGTGTTACAAGATAATTCCACCGATTCACTTGATATCTCAAAAAAACTCCTAGAGAAAATGGAATTTCTTGCATCTTGGTTTGAAACAAACGGGGCAAGTTTAGGTGGCGGAGGCGGCGGTGGTGGTGGTATACTTGATACTGCTGCAAAAGTTGCTGGTGGTGCAACCATGGGCGGTCTGGGAATGGGTGCTTTAGCAACTGGTGCCGCAGTAACAGCAGGCGTTGCTGGTGTAGCATATGGTGCATATAAAGGTTATACTGGTTACCAAGACGCGAAAAAACAAGAAGGTGCTGCAAATAAAGAAATCGATGAGAAGGTTTCTAGAGGAGAACTCACTCAAGCACAAGGTTTAGACCAAAAAGATAAAACCAAAAAAACTGCTAGAATAGAAAAATCAAAGGCAGTCGGAGAAGGTACGGGTATTGCAGCAGGTGCTGCTGGCGGTGCACTATTAGGTGCTACGTATGGTTCTGCGCTTGGTCCACTTGGTACTGCTGTTGGTGGTGTTGGAGGTGCGCTTGTTGGAGGGTTCCTTGGTGGCGGTGGCGGTAAATGGTTAGGTGAAAAAGCAGGTCAAGCAACCAATTGGTGGAAAGGCGACAGCGATAAAGCATCCGCGATCGATGAAAAAGTCAAAAAGGGTGAGATAAGCAAAGCAGAGGGTGATAAACTTAAGAAACAACTAAAACCTTCTGGTAAAGACAAAATAAAAGGTGTAGCAAAAGGTGCTGCGTTGGGTTCTCTATTAGGTCCAGTTGGTATGGTTGCTGGTGCAGCATACGGATTCTTCAATCAAGATGAAGCAAAGGCAGAAGCACCCGCCAAACCGAAAGCGAAAACGGCAGTATCTGACAAACCAAAGGCAAAACCAGCAGTATCCGATAAACCAAAGGCGAAAGCAACAGTAGAAAAATCATCGGAAAAGGTAAAACCTAAAGCAGTAGAAACTGTCAAGGAAGCAACCGAACCAACGAAAAAGAAACAGGAAGTAGCACCTTCTCTGGACGCTGTTGATAAATCTATCAAGGGTAAAGTTGCAGAGATAGATCCAAACGGTCGTTGGGCAAAATTAAAAGATGGTAAAATTGTAGATCCTGATTTTCCTAATGACGCCGATTCAAATAATTCTGCTGCGGCAGCATATAAGTTGAGTTCTAAAGCAGGCAAGGTTGAAAGTAAAGGTAATCAAACAGGCGATCAAATCTCGCCAAAGAAGGCAACTGGTAAAACCGAAACAGGTAAAAATGTTGATGGTGCATTAGTTGAAGCAGGAACTGCTGCGACAAAAGACAAAATGCAAGTAAACGTTCCACCACCAACAGTGATCAATCAAGGTGGAGGCGGCGGAGAAAAATCTGGTCCAAGCATGACACCGCAGGGAGGCGTAGGATCAGTAAGATCGGACGACCCTACTTGGTTGCAATATCAACGCAAAAGAGTTGCGTTCTAAGTTCTAGAAAAGGGGAGCGAAACGCTCCCCTTTTCATTTTAGTCGTCAGCGAGACTCGAGAAGTAACTCATCGTGTCATCGTCACTGTCTTCTTTCCAAGGTGGACTGTCATCCATTGCCTTAGCAGCAGGTGCATTACGCATCTTGGTTTCAACAAACAGTTCGTCTTCAGCATCAAGCGGATTAACCTTCTCAGCAGTTGCCATACGAGCACCACCTGTGAGAACAGCATTCATCTTCGCTTTCAGTTCATCATACGACTTGAAGTTCGAAGGATCTAGGAAGGTGGCAAGCGAATGTGCATTCTTCCAGACTTGCTCCAACTTATCCTCGTCTTCATCAAGAGGAGTTGGACCATCGAATTCTGACTTATCGTAGTTACGATAACCTTCAACCTGACGAATGCGCAACTTGAAGTTAGCACCTTCCCAGAGGTCAAATGGGTTGACTGGTTTTTCATCTTCGAAGGTCGGTTGCATTACATCCTTGATCTTGTCAAAGATTTTCTTACCATACTTGTAGAGGAATACCTTACCTTCATTCTCAGGATTTGCGGGATCGCGAACCACAAGAACGTTGGAGATGTAGGAAAGGCGACGCTTTTGCTTACGAGCGATTTCCTTATTCGCTTCGATACCTGAGTTCCAAAGTTCGGAATTCAGTTCACCGACTGGATCTGGTTTGTTGATTGTGGTCAACGAGTTTTCGATATACCACTTTCCAGTTGGACCCTGGAAACCATGATCAAAGACGCGAACCCAAGGAAGTTCTTCACCCGCAGGAGCAGGAAGAAAACGAA